TCTTCATCAATTAAGTCGAAAAATTTAACATCTTTTTTACTAGCTTTAGATATTAAAACTTTTACACCAGCTAAAACATTTTTAGTATTTTGTTTCAACATAGTTTCAACTTTGCTGTCTTTAGTTTTAGTATTTCTTGTAGCCGTTGGATATTTTTGCTTATATAAATTGTCGATTGTATAAGTCGTTATCGGCAACAAGTTTTCATCATTATTTGGAACAAGTTTAGTAGTTTTAGAACCTTTTATTTTAATTGGAATTTTTGGCTCTAATACTTTAGACATCACAAAAACTTCGTTTGTATTTTCATCAATCGAGAATTCTTGTGGGAAGTCTACCCTCATAATTGCTAGTCTAATTGCTCTACTAACTAATTTTTCAAATAGGTCGTTCCGTTCTTTTTTTCTGTCATACTCGACCAAACTATAACAATGAGCTGTTATACCTTTAGATGATATTACTTTCATCATCTCATCAGTTTTAGTTTTACTTTTTAAAACTGCTTTAACTTCATTGATATATTTTTCAACTGAGATTGCAACTTTAGGCAATACTTCTCTAGTTGTTGTCGTTGTCTGTTTTAAACCTAATTTAAGATTGTCTTTTAAATCTTTATTAGATTTAATTTTTTCTTGAAAGTCTGCATCTTCTTTTATTTCAAGAATTGTTTTATTATTTTGAGATTTATTTTTCATATGTATCCTTGTTGGTTATGACAGCTACACACTAAACACAATTTTTATAATTCCCAACCCGAATTATTAGGTCTTATTCCGATAATGCTAATCGCTAAAAAGTTATTACAAAGTATTTTAATTCCTAAATTAAAACTCTACTTAATAACATAGTAATTTATTTAACTTTATACTAAGGCTAATCAAACCCGTAATTTTCTTGTACCATAGCTATTTTTTTAATTCAACTTATTTCACGTGAAATTTATTAACTATGTGTTCATTTTGGGTGTTCGCTGTATGTTCTTTTAAGCTGAGTGTTCATTTTGGGTCTGTTCATTTTGGGTCTAATTCCTTGACAGAAATACACCCTTGACAGCTGTCAACAATTCAAACCTGTCAACGCCACAAAGTTGACACAATCAATTAAAAGTTGTATTATTAATAATAAAAAATAAAAAAAGGAATAAAAAAATATGAATACAATTTTATATATTGGTATGGCTTTAATATTAATTGGCTTTGTTGGTTTTATAATTTGTGAAATAAGAATAACACAACTAGATAGACAATTATTTAGACAAAAACAATTAGATAAAAGTTTTAAAAATGCTGATAAAACAAATGAAAGAAAATACAAAAATACTTACTAAATGGAGAGGTTATACATCTACAATAAAAAGGAGAACTCCTTATTATTCTAAAATAGAAATGTATAATTCAGAAGATAGACATTTTATAATAGTATATTCAGCTAATCAAAATGGTTTATCAATAAAAGAAATAAACGAAAATATATATAAGAGTATAAAAAAAAATGCCTACAAAAATAATTAAAATAAAAGTAAGCAACGCAAGTAAGCTACAAATACAAACACTATTACTTGAACTAGGTTTAATTGCTAAACAATGGTTTAGAAAAGTAAAAGTAAAAATAGAAGTTACGAAATAGAAAGGAGAAAATATGCAAAAAAAGTTAAGCGACCTTGAAACAGCGTTTAGCCATCAAAAAGATTATGATAGATGTTTATCATATTGGTTAAGGGCTTATTTTAGTATTAAATAAAAATGGACACTAAATTAGAAATAATAATGATTATAAGTGTTGCTATTTACTTTGCTGTAATATGGCAAGACTTAATGATATTATAGACTTGACATATACCTTTTAATAATATCTAATATTATTAGAAAGGATAATTATGCAAACAACACTAGCTACATTTTTTTGGGCAACCATTATTATGTTAATGATTGCTACATTTTTATAAAAAAATATATGGAAACAGATAGGTAGAACCCCTTGTGTCAGCTTGACGCAGGGGGTTTTTTTTTATATACTATAAGAATAACAAAGGAGATAATTATGGGACTACCAACTCAAGAATTTGTTAATCAATGGCTTGAAGATGAAATGCCTATTGAAATAACAAAAAGAGAAACCATTAAAAAGTTTAATAGGTATAGTAAATTATCTATTAAAACTAAACTCAAAAAGTTAAAAGAAAAGTTTAATGCTGATTTAGAATATTTATACAGAAAGTATGATATTGACACAGACATTATACATCAAGGTGGACACCCCGAGATAGGTTTTAAACATAACCTACCCGAAGTCGGTTTATCTGATGATGCTTTTAACGCATTATATAAATCAAAACAAAGGAGATAATTATGGCAACGACACCATATAGAAAACTTCAAGAAGATAAAAAAGCACTTGAAGTTATCAGCAAAGCACACCAAAAACAAAATGGTGATTTGCAAGTTGAACTAACTAAAACAAAATCAGAACTAGCTGATGCACAAACAGTTATCAATCTATTAAAAGATAGGATTGAAACAACTGAAGAACCTTTAAGATTACTATGCCGTATCTTAAAAGTCACTAGCTTTTTTGATAATGCTAGGGCAACACAAATGAAACAAGCTAGAGATATAGTTGATATCAACTATGTACCCTAAAAATTAACAGAATCTTTTCCCCCTCGAAAAGTTAAACCCTTGTGTCTTAATTGACACAGGGGTTTTTTTATTGTATATTATAGTCCTCAACAACAAGGAGTACATATGTATGACAATCAACCACCCAAAGTAGATACTACTTGGGAACTTAAATGGAAAAGAACTTGTCGTAGGAAAGCAATTAATATTCTTGCAAGAATAGAAAATGATGGCAAACCTACACAAGAACTTGGCTATGAGATAAGAAAATTGCATGAAGCATTTACTTATTGGAATAGTGATGTTGCTAGTTGGGTAAAACACAATATGGTTATACCTACTGACAACAAAGAAGAAAATCAGGCAGGTAATTAATGAAAAAACCCTTGATTTTATTGGCTTTTTTAACACTTGTAGCTTGTAGTAATAAACAAGTTATGCTCGGCAAGAAGTGTTTAAAAGAAGTTGATGGCACA